CGTGAAGATGGCGCGCAATACCCGTCGCGACATGCAGCGGGGGTCAAGAACCATGATCGTCACCCGGCCCTCGAACCAGTACGGAAACTCGATGGCGAAGATGCCGGTGATGTTTCCAGCGTCGTTGGTGGCCCACGCCGAGAACCAGCGCGGGGCCCTGAAGCTGCATTGCGAAAAATCCACGCGCAGGTGCTGCGTCAGCATCTGCTGCGCGACGGGAGGGAGATCGCCGAAATGCACTTTCACATCAGCCCTCCCAGTTCATAGAGGACATCGACGCCCGTGAGCGAGAACGTGCAGCCGGTGACGCTGACGCGCACGCGAGCGGCCCCCACACGCCCGAGGCCCGTCACGCCCTGCCAATTCATCTTCGGCTGCGTCGCCACCGCCCAGTCGGACGTGTCCCACGCCGACGTATTCCAGTCGGCACCGCCCGAAGGCCCGGAGGTCACTTCCGGCTGGTTGGTCGGCGCGACGTTGTTGTAATCAACCTCCAGATCCATGTACGGCCGGGGCAGCCCGTCGGTCAGGCTGTAGAGCCGGATCATCTTGAAGTTTTTCTTGGTGACGCTTTTGTAGCTCGACCACGCGAAGCGCACGTCGGCGTTGATCGCCGCGCCATTGTCGTTGAGGTATTCGGCCCCGCCGCGATAAATCTTGCCGTCCTCGCTGCCGAAATACGTGTGGTTGTCGAGCCAGCCCCAGCATCGCGCCGGAACGTCGTGCCACTTGGTCCAGATCTGCCCCGGCATCTTCCGCACCATCTGCTGGTACTTGCCGCCGCCGATAGGCATGTTGCAGATCGCATGGTTGGTGTGGTGGTTGAGCAGGGTTTGCCAACCGTAACTGTCACGATGGGCGCGCGAAACGTCCTCGAATTCCTTCATGACGTTGAGGTCGGACTTGCCGAGTTGTTCGGTCTCGGCGCGAATGAGGGTCGTCATCGGCACCAGCCCCGTCGAAATCATCACGTAGAGGTCGCCGCCGAAATTGATGATGCTGTCCTTCGACATCGGCGCGTCGAAGCGAAACACGCCGACCAGCTTGAAATCGCTCTCGGGGTCCACGCCCGAGTAGATCGCCACTTCGCCGTTGCTGGTGAAAATGGCGAGGGCGTCGTCGAGCCCGATACCGCCGTCGATGGACCATGTGTAGAGCCCGCGCACGACGCCGCCGCGCTTGAACAGGGTGCTGAGTGGAAACAGTTCGAGGTCGCCGCTTTTCTGCTGGATGGGGAGGTAATAGACCGCGAGATTTTCGCTGTCGGCGAACCACAAGCGGTTCATGTGCGAGAGGATCTTGTCGAACTTGCTCGGGTTGATCCACGTCTCGCCCGCCGGGACAGTGATGCTCTCGGCGACGAAGGTCGAGCCGTCCCACGAAATCACGCCGTTGAAGCCGTTGACCATAATGGTGTAGTCGGTGGTCGAGAGGTTGGCGAACGAGGTCCACGCCCAGTCATCGCCGCCGTAAGGCCCGCCGATTTCCGTACCGGCAAGGTCGTAAATCTTGGGGCCCGCCGCCACGCAAAGCTCGCTGGGTTGGCCATAATAAGGGATCATCGTCGAGATCGGCACCGCAGGCGTGATTTCGCCAATCTTGAGGTAGCCGGGCCGCACGGTGATGCGGTCATCTTCCACGACCCAGTTGGTCAGGATCGAGGCCAGCAGCGGGTCGGCCTCGTTGAGTTCGGCAAAGCGGGAGAGCCCCTTCAGGGGCGCGCTGAAATGCGAGACCTTGGCCGCCGCACGACCCTTCGCCCGCAGGGGTGTTCCGCGCGGGTTCTTCAGGGTCAGCATGCTTCGCGGCATCATCCTCATTGCACGCGCCCCGGATCATCGTTGAGGTCGATCACGGGCGCGTTGCGCCCGGCGATCTTGTTGAGGCGGGCGATGAAGTCGCGCTGTTCCTCGCCATATTCGAGGCCCTTGGCCTTCAGGAAGCGGTACTTGAGGCCATCGACGGCGAGGCGGGGATCGAACAGGATGATATCCGTGTCCGCCGTCGGCCGGGCCTTCATGACCTGCCCGCCCGCGTCGATCAGCCAATTGCCGTCGCCAAGCTGGTCGCGGTAGGGCGGGTCAATCAAAAGCTCGTCGGCGACGTTCTGGAGCAGTGACGCCATTTGCGCGATGTCCTGATCGGCGGTGCCGACAACGTTGGTCACCGGCCGCTGGACGAGGCCAATTTCCAAGGAAGCGTCAGACACGGCTTCGACGATGGTGGACAGCCTCGGCATTATGCAGCCGCCTTCAGCCGGAGGGCGTCAATCAGGGTTTTCTGCGCCGAGATCGTTGAAATCGCTTCAGCAAATTGCTCTTTCATCGCGTCGAGCTGGGCCTGCAAGTCAGTGACAATCGCCTCGTACTGGCCCGCCTTCGAGTGCAGGTCCATCATCTGAACGGCGCGGTCGGCGATTTCGATGATGTCCGGCGGCATGGTCTTGGTCGCTTCGGCACGGCGCTTTTTGGAGACGGTCTGCGCCAGTTGCTCGACAGTGTGGATGTCTCTGGCCGCGCACATCTGAAAGATGTGGGGCGGGCATGCAGGCCAAAGCGCGAGAGGATAGCCCACGATTTGCTTCCGGCCCGCGCAGGTCTTTTGATACAGCTCATAGGGCCCCGGATGGTCGAGAAAGTCGGCTTCCTCGGCTTCGCGCTCCAGCGAGAGATAAGGCGGCCGGTCCATGCGGACGCGGATGGTCTCGCGGTACAGCGGCAGGCCGTCGGGGCCTGAGCCGTCGCGCTCCCAGCCGGAAGAAAATCGCACTAAGGTCGGGGTGTCAGACATAGTTGCTCCTTCGGGGAGCGGGGAAACGGCAGCCGCGCTCCCCGCAGACGGCTGCCGTTATGCGGGTCAGGTACCAGACGCGGTGAGCCTGCCCTGCATCGACCGATTAGAGAGCGTCAGGGCTCCCATGAAAGCCATGTGGCGGGTCACGGCGTCCATGTCGGGCGACTGATCCGGCAGGTCGAGGCTTTCAAAATTCCTGCCAGAGTAGATTTCGAACTTGAGGTACTTGGTGTTGAGGTAGTAGGCCCCGGTGATGCCGGTGGCCGCACCATCGAACACCAGCGGCGCTGACTTGTACTTCAGCGTCTCGAAGCCGAGAGAGCCGAGTTTGGCGTCGGCATACCTCTGGTTCTCCTGCAAGCCGCTCTCGTAGGTGCCGTAAATTTCCGCATCCGCTACGATCAGGTCGGGCTTCTCGGCTCCACGGATCAGCTTCATCCACAAGGCGTTCATCCCGGCTTTGAGGGCGGGATACTGGAGGCCGGTGGCGCGGGCGACCACTTGGAACTGGTTTTTCCAGAAGGTCCACGTCGCCGCTTCGATGCCACCAATGAGACCGAGGCCGTCAGGCGTCACCATACCCTTGAGGCCCACGAAGGATTTGGCAACGGTTCCATCGCCGTAGACGGCTTTGGTGATGTTGTTCTTCATGGTGCTTTCGGCGTTGTCGAGCTTGCCTTCGAGCAAGTTCAAAATCCGCTCTCGCGACCTGTTCTTTGCCAGATCGGGCCCCGAGAGGGTCACCGAGGCCACCGCGTTCGCCGGATCGTAATGGGCCTCGGAAATGGTTTCCTTGGTGGCGCGGGACAGCAATTCGGTCCCGGTGTACCACGCAAAGGTTTCCTCGGCGTAGGTCAGCGGGCAGGCGATGGCCCGCCCGCCCTCGATCACGCGGACCCGGTTCCCTTCGCGCAGGAGGGCCGTGACCGCGTTCGAGTTGGAGACGTTATCGGCGAACTGCTTGTGGTAATTCTGGATCGTGGTGGCGACGAGCTGGGCTACGGTAGGTTCGGCCATGTTGGCTCCCTATAAGGTCAAAACCCGACCTCGTCGGCAGAACGCTCGATGGCATCCCGTATGCCCCCTTTCGAGGGCCCGTCCGCACCGTTGGGCCGCGCGACGGGCGTGGTAAGGCCCCTCGTGTTGCCGCGCTGTGCCAGACGCGCTCTCGCGATGTCATTCTGCGACTGTTCGCGGTATCGTTCCGCCGCGACCATGTGCTTCCTGACTTCCGGGTGAGCCCAGCAGGCGATGTCATAGGCTTCGGCCAAATTCCGCTGCGGATTGGCCTTGAACATGTCAATGAGCAACGGCAGCACGGCGTCAAAGTGCGGACGCAACGGGCGTCCGTCTTTGCTCTTTTCATCCGCGAAACCGTCGATCCCCTGACGTGCATTCCTGAGACCCCATTCAGCACGGGCTTGCTGCTCGTGCTGCTCTCGCTGCTGTAGCTGACCCTTGAGGGACTGGATTTCACCGTTCGTCTTGCCGAAATGGTCGGCGAAGAACTTGATTGCCGGGTCCTTGAGGTCTGTTTCCGTCAGACCCAATGATGCACCCGGCGGCGGATTACTCAGGGCGGCGAAGATGCGCGCTGGGTCCAGCCCCATGCGTTGCGTCAGGTCTACCAGCAGATGGAATTTATCCTCTTGGCGTTCCGACGTTCCCAAACGGTGCCAGTTGGCCCATTCATGGATCGCCTGAACCGGATGAACTCCCGCCTGCTGCAAGGACCGCGCGATCTGCGGGTCCTGAAAGACCGGCGCAAGCGCCTGCGTGAACTGGACTGCTCCCGCACTCGCCTGTGATTTGCGCGTGAACTCGGCTTCCATATCGCCGTGACGCTTCAGCAGAAAGGCTTGGCCCTC